TATTTTCATATTGAGTACTTCCTACACTAGTAGGAATATTAACTCCTTTATGGGATATGATAATATATCCAAAACCACTTCTACTTCCAGGGGAGTTTCTTTTCATATTTTAACCTTCAGACCAAAAGCCTTGTACTGGGAGGGGATCTGTTGTGTAGGGTGAATTTATAGCACTCTCCCACCCTGTAAGGTTATCCCCCTTTACAAATTTTGCAGGTTCATACTGTCCAAAATCACCCACCCTCACTTCTTCTAAAGTTAAGGCAACCGTTAAGCGTCTGGGGGTAAGGGTTTCTAAGTGATACCCCGCCTCATCTTCCCAAGATAAATTATAGGATTTACAGATACACGGAACACTTTGATACAGGGTTCCAAAATCTAATCTTAGTAGAGGAGGACCATACATAGGATTAGTAGCCTTATTAGTAACAGAAGTTCTTAAAAGAGCTATGAAGAATAAAAGAGTATCAATAACTTTATGTGTTTCCGTTACAGCAGATTCAGGTAAATCAACATTAGCTCCAAGAGGTCCTAATACTGAATTCAGGACCGCTTGGGTAGCTTGGTTTCCATAAAGAGTAGATAGTTGAGCATTATTTAAAAAGGATCCTTCTGATTCTGCTAGTATAGACAAGTAAACTTTTTCTACAGCCTTGGATAAAGAATTTGCAGCGTCACCTTTTTTTTGCATTGAAGAAAATTTTGCGTTTTGAGTAAATAATAACTTGTCAGACTCTTTTCCAGAGTTAGCAAAGATTCTCGTAAACCTATTAATTCCCATCTCATGCATTGCTAAGTGAGGCAAAGTAAAATGCATCTTAACCTTTATCTTTCTAGAAGACGCTCCTGTATAGGCGTATAAACTTCCTGCCCTTCCAATAGGATTGTACTCAGCATAGTTAGCACTTTGAGTTTCTGTAATAGTAGGGTTTTCATAGAAGGGCAAAAAGATAAGAGGTTCTGGATCTCCTCCATAATGGAAAACGATACGAGACCGTTGATCCATTGCTCGACTATGAAACATTTTTCCGTAAGTATCAAGATTAGCCATCAATGTTCCCCACTAAACCCTGTCCCATAGATCGTCTTTCTACACTAGGAGAAACTCTACTATTAGATAGTTGCTGTTGTCCTTGTTGAAGTCTAACTCCTCCTTGCTCTAATCCTTCTGATCTTTGATCATTTCCTTCTATTATTCCCTTTAGTACAAACTCAAGCATTGCTGTTTGATCTTGAATCATTATTTTCCAGCTTTCAGTATCGAATAGATTCTCCTCACGCTTAGATGCTTCAATATCTGCCTGAAGATTTCTTATGTTCTCTGCTTTAGATACAGGAGAGGGATCACCGTAGAGGTTCATAGGGCTGTTACGCTCCATTGTCGAGGTTGCGCTTTGAGCAGCAAGGCCAGGACCAATTCCAGCCTTCTTTTTCATATCGCGCAATCTCATTTGGTCAGTATCTGCATACTCCCTTTGCAGCATCCTTTCAACCTCGGGATTCCTATTTTTCTTGTGACGAGCAGCCTCACCCTGACGAGCAGCCTCACCTATTTTTCCCATTTTTTCAACATCATCCATAGAGAGATTTCCTAAACCAGTTGCTGTTGCGTTTATTGCAGCAGGAAGTTTATTAAGAGAGTCTACTAATTTATTAATATGTTTAGCAGCTTTTCCCATCTTTACTAGTTTTTCTATAGGATCATCTCCTTTCGTAAACATGGAGAAGAATCCTGAGACTGCTCCTCCTGCGGAAAGTGCAGACAATCCTGCTGCAACAGAGAATAAAGCAGGACCTAATAGGAAAAGACTCGTTATAGAAACTCCTGCTAATGCAGTCATTACAACAGCTAATTGTTCAAGCCCTGGTGAGGCTATAGCTATAGCCGTTGCTAGAGGAAGAAGAGCAAGTCCTAATGCTGCGATAGCTATTGATCCAATAAAGATAAAAGGTGAAATAAAGGCTAACCCAGCAGCCGCAACACCTAGAACAATCAAAACCTTTGCAAAGGCAAACATTGTATCAATCCCCACACCAGCTATTAGTTTTAAAGAGTACGCTAGTGGAATAAGAGCAAGTCCTAATCCTAGGATAGCTAATGATCCTAGACCGATGAGTGGCGCGATAAAGCCGAAGCCAGCAGCCGCCAAACCGAAAACAACCAGGGCTCCTGCAAAGGCGAACATAGCTCCTATCCCCACATCTTTTATTAATGTTAAGGCATAGGCTAGAGGAATAAGAGCAGCCCCTACGGCTAAGATTCCTAATGCACCCATTAGAACCTTTGGATTAGCAAAGTATCCAATTCCCTTGGCAATTCCCCTCATAGATTTAGATATTAAAGCCTCTATTCCTCCTCCAAGCCCTTTTCCTAAAGAAGATAAACCCTGTCCAATCCCTAGAAGAGTTTTTTGTATTAAAGCACCTACTCCTCCTCCAATTCCTTTTCCTAAATTAGCTAGACCTTTTCCTAAACTTGAAAGACTTTTTCCAAAGCCCCCACCAGCCTTACCAGCAGCCTTATCAGCACCCTGAGCCGCATCTCCTCCAAGAGCCCCTTTCACACCCTTAACTAAGCTCCTAGCTTTTTGAATAGCTACCCATGCTATGATTCCTGCCGTAAGGAGTGCCATCCCTGCTACAATTCGGAAAGCCCAAACCGATGCTGTACGATGAGCTTTTACAAACTCAGTAATCCCTCCAGCCGCCTTGGTAATTACCTCTATTAAAGGACTAAACGCTTCATCTTTTATAGATTGCCAAGTAGTTGCAAATTCCTTACTAACAGCAGTTCTCTCTGCGACCATAGCACTATAGTCTGTCATGGTCATGTCCATCTCTTTAGCCGCCTCCATCATCCCCTTATAGACCATAGCTCCCTCAGCCATAGCAGGACCAAGAGCATCAGAAACAGCCTTGTACGCGATTGCAGGGTCTCCTGAGCCCTGCAAATAAGACTGGTACATATCATGAGCTTTCCTACCTGCCTCTTCGACCAACATCAATGCATTTCTGGTTGCATTCCCTTCACCTTTCAGAAGAGCTTCCCTAGATGCACTAACTCCAAGCATCCCTGCTGTAATGGCCCCTTCTGCTGATAACATAGAATCTAAAAATTTAGTACCAGACTTAGCCATTTCTGGGCCAAGAGCAGCACCAATTGCAGCACCCGCTTCTAAAATCTCAGGTCCAATATTAAGAAGAGAATACATCGTCATAGAACCTTTTAATTCTCCAATCGCCCCCACTAACTCCTCCGTAGTCATTCCAAATCTTTGGCTTAAAGATTGAATTGAGCTATGAAGATTAGTCTGTTGCTCATTAGACATTAAAGTTCCAGCAGTCAATCCCTGCATCTCTTTCATTAACTTTAGAGAGTTGCCTCCTGTAAGCTTGGTTTGTGCCAGGAGTAAATCCGTAGCTCTATTGGATCTTCTTGAACCTGCCGTAAACTGCTCCCAACCTATCTCAAGAGCTTTTCCATATCCAGTTATGCCTTCTGTTAGATAAGTTGTAGTAGCAGATTGCTGATCCATAACTTTGGTTAAGTTTAATCCTCTAGAAAGAGCTTTCTCCTGCATTTTCATGCTACCCTTAACAGCGTCAACAATCTCCTTAGATCCCAGTTTAACAGCTTTACCTACAAGAGGAACAGCTTTAGCCTGTCTTACTAATGAAAGATAACTCTTTTTATTCATTTTCCCTGCACCCTCAGCCTTCTCCAATTGCTCCGTTTCTGCATCTGCTATCTGCTCTAACACAGGAGTTAGACCAGCTAAAGCTGTTGCAATGTCTTTTAAGCTCTGTTCTAGATCTGGAGTTTCGTCGTCTGGGGGAGGGGCCATTTTACTTTCCTAAAGCTACTTTATATATCTCTTTCATTTGTCCTAGTTTGTAGGTTCTAAAACTGTCTACTCCTAAGAGTTTAATTAAACTTTGCTTAATCTTCCCGTAGTAAGAAGATTTGCGTCTCTTCTTATATAGGTTCTCTATGATAGTATCAATAATAACATCGGAATCTCCCTCTAGCTTAAAACAGCTTACTAACTTATCTCCATATTTCCCTGGGAATACCCCGTCTCCTCGTTTACATCGTACTATTAGTATTACTCTTTGTCCGTTGGTCCCTGGGCTTTTATTTGTAGGAGCCACATAATATCTAAAAAGAAGAATGTCCCCAGGAGTGATCCTGTCAGCACTAGCTGGGGTAGGGGTAAGGATCTTCTTCCTGTCCCCTCCAACAGATTTTAAAAAACTTTGAGATTGTTTTGATAATTGGACCATCTTGCCTCTAATATAATAAGAACGGTTTATACATGAATACAGATATTGATTTAATAGATTTTATGGATTTAATTAACTATACTTTACATAAAGACTTTGTAGAGAAATGGAGATATAAGTATTCAGAGAAATTTATTAAGCACTTTCAGATAAAGATATTAGAATCCTTAACTAAACAGAAAGTAATAAAATTAAGTAGCTTATATAATTATCTAACTAAAAAGTGTAGATACTCGTCTGAACAAGTAGAAAACTTCTTTGGCTCTATTGATATAAGTATATACTACCCACTAATAATAAATGACAAACCAAGATAAAAACGAGATTTTCGAATATCTAATCGCTGCCGAGATTACCGATAGTATGCCAGGAGTAGCTAATTTTTTAGCTATGCTATACTACGGAGGGATAGCATTGATAGCTATCGCTAGTGGTGTTATATTACTTCTTGGTGCGTTTGGTATTCTTTAACTGCTGCATACGCTCTTCACAGAGCCTACCAGAGTTAAACTCAGGACAGATGTTCTTGTAGCCACACCAGTTGCAGAATTGATTCTGCATGGCTTTAAACTCAGCCTTCTTCATCTTTCTGATCTTCCAGATTTGATCAACCTTCTCTCTAAGGTAATGCCTAATCTGGTTCGGAGAATACTTACATGTGACAAAGTTATTGGTGATGGGGTAGTAGTGAGCCACCACAATGTCACTCAAGGGTATACCTAGTAGTTTGTGTACTGCATAAGCATACCCCTGCATCTGTCTGTCCTGGTACAGGTCCAATTCAGATAACTCTCTTTTAGAGGTTTTATAGTCGATTACAAGATACCCTCCATCCTTGCCTTTAATCACACGATCAATGATCCCGTTGAGCTTAATATCTTTTTCCTTATCATGGATAATCTCGTAAACCATTTCTGTAGCTACCGTCTCTGCCAGGGTAGCGTTAAATCGTAGGAAGTTCTCTAAACACTTCTTGGTCTTAGGAGCATAAGATTCCGAGAAAGTGTAGTCCTTTTTAACGCTCTCCGCTATAACAGTGAGGTTGGCAAGGCTCTTTGCCTCAAAGCCATCCTCAAAGATTTTATGTATGAACGAACCAAAGTGAAGCGGGTCAGTATTTCGATCCCCCTCTTTAAAACGGTCAATGTACCGATAACGGTACTTAAGCTGACATTCTTTGAATGTCTTGGATTTTGATTCGGAAATTGTATTTATGAACATAGTTGCACCTCAGTTTATTAGAGACTACTTACTTGAGAAGTTCAAGGATAACTATAGATTGTCCTCTGGGGATACAGAGCTAATCGTACCCTCTGTATTTATCTCTGATGACTACAAACGCCACATGAGCATTAACTTAGATAGTGGTCTGTGGCAATGCTTTAAGAGTGGAAATAGAGGTAACTTCGTCCAGATCTATGCTTTCCTAGAAAGTATTACATATAATCAAGCGGAAGCTACTCTCCTCTTTAAAGACCTAGAAGGGG